TCTCGTCAAAGGACTTCTGGTGGTCAATGTGTAGGTAGCTACAGTTAAACCCTGCTACGTTGTCCTTGTCCAGAGCCTCACCTGCGGTCATTAGACATCTCATGCTAGGCATTACGTCTAGGTTGTATATCGCCTTGTACAGCTTCTCTCCGTCAGCCTTAGTTATCTGACCACGGTTATCCCAGAAGTCTACGTAACGCTGTACTGTCTCAGCCCAAGTCTCACGCCTGCCTTCTTCAGGTAGCCAACGAGCGTAGCGGGACTTATGTATAAATTGTTGGTACTCGTTCATTTCTTTTTCTCCTCCTTTGGTTTATCCTTAGACTTCTTACCGAAGATAGCATCGAAGTTGTCTGCATATTTAGTTGAGTCAGTGGGTCGTTGTGCCGACCCCTTGCCTCCATGTGTTTGTCCCTTCATCTATCTACCTCCGATATAAGTTTATTCAAGTACCACTGTGCTTTCTCTAAGTCCTGTACCGCTTTACCTTTACGCTCGTATCGCCACAGATACTTGAGTGTGTTGCCTTTGAGATAACCCTTGAATCCTTCGGGTGTCATACTCTCTTTAATAGCTTCTATGCATTCAATGTTACCATAGTTGTAATGACTGGGGTGATTAACAACATCTTCCGTTGGTTCGTCAGGGTTGTTAGTTATGTACTCTTCGTACTTCTTAACTATTGCGGGATGCTTCTCGCGTAGTCTGTCCCAATCAGCAGGTGTTGCATCATCAATGCTCATTGTCGTCCTCCGTAAATAACTCTCTGTTCCTGATTAGTCTGTCCTCGAAAGCATCAAGCAAGTCCTCTACTGTGATGTCTAAGGTTTCTACTACTAACACTACATCATAGTCTCTTGCTATAGCCTCCTTCAGTTCCTCTAATGTATATGACATTATTCCTTTCCTTCTACATATTTTACAAGTTCTTGTGCTGTGTGTAGCGTGTAGTGTTTGAAACCCTCCTTGTCACACCACTGTCCCATAGTAATCTTACCGCCCTTACGCACCTTCTTATTAGGGTTAGATAACAAAAATATTAATTCCCAGTTATCTTCTAATATTGTATCACGAATTGACTTATATTTCAAGGTGTCACCGATACGAAAGAAACCTTTTACCTCAATCATTACCTTCTTATCTTCGTGTACAAAGTCTGGTTTGTAATGTCTGTGTACTATATAAGGTACATCAAACGGTTCATACTTAAAGCCTTTACGTTTTACCTCCTTTGAAAACTCTTTCTCTAGTGCTGACCTGTACTTACTCCGTGGCTTACTCAATGTCCACCTCCATCACCTTTGGTTCTTGCTCTACGTGTATTAAGAACTTTGGTGCATAAGAGTAGGCAAACTTCCTTACATCTGGATGACAATGCTTTTTGTACTGACAGTAAGAACATTTTACCCCAAGTTTTATATTGCCTGATTTGCCGTCTGGTACAGGCTCTGAGCAGAATCCTTCTGGCTCTGGCAAATCTATTAGCTTTTTTACATCGCGTATGCGTTCAGTAATATCCCCCTTAATGTATTCATACACTGGTGCTTGGGTATCCTCAAGGTCGTACTGAAGTACCGCGAGATGTCCATTGGCTTTGTCCATAGCTAACCAACCGAACTTAGTCTCGCCACAGGCATGAGCATAGGCTTTAATCTGGTCAACATAACCGAAGGAATCATCCATAGCTAGTGTACCATCCTTGAACTTCTTGAAACCGAAGGAACTTGCAGACTTGACATCAATAACTACTCCATCAATCTTACAGTCCATGTGTCCCTTGATACCTTCAACCTCGCACACCTTCTGCTCATCAGTCACCTCATGTCCTGCCATTCTAGTTAGGAATAGTAACATCTCTTCAATCAAGTGTCCGTACATAAACTTGATGTAGGTATGTGGCATAATCTTCTCGCCTATCTCTGTACCGTGTACCAAGTTCCAAAGGTATCTGTCATCTCTACCGATGTTTGACAGGCGCAAGGTTCTGGTGTCTCTCTTTCTGTCCCTAGCGAACTCAGTACGCATCAGGTCTTTAACTGCCTCACCGAACTTATCAATCTCCGCTTCTACATCTACGGATTCATCTGCCTCTTTTGTCACCATCAGTTTGTAAATGTCGTCAACCAAACTGTATATGTTCTTACTCATCTTCTATATCCTTGAATGCCTTAATGACATCTGTTGAGAATAGTTTACGAAGGTTTACCAGATGCATACGACTTGCGTTATGGTCTCCTCCCGATACACTTCTGAATGTGTCTAACTTGTTTACTATCTTCTTCAATACAGGTGTCTTAAATACCAGAGTACAATACTCATCGTCACCTATGCAGAGGTTATGAAACCAGTAGTCTGACTCAGTAGCCTCGATGCCTGACGGCTTACCCCATGACTCATACTCGATGCAGATGTTACCTGTCTTCTGCCACAAGTCCTTCTCAGACTTAACCTCTATCTTCTTGTCCTGTAGCATCTCAGCCACCCGTTCTTCCCTGACTTCTCCGTACTGCAAGTCGAGGTCAAACTTCTTCCTATCTTCTTTAGTGGGTTTCACTCCAGTTATCTCCTATCTTGTATTCGCCCGCGAGGGGACAGTTAAGGTTGAAGTGTTTACCTGCGGCTTCAATACATGATACCGCTAGTCTACCGAACTCAACCGCTTGGTCTTCCCTGACTTCCGTCTGTATCTCATCGTGGATATTACCTACGAATTTGTAGTCAATGTTCCACAGCTTTGCATATTCATCTAGCAAACACAGTGCCTTCTTCATAACGATAGCACCTGCTGACTGTAGTAGTGTGTTCAGTGCCGCGTGTTCTGAGCGTACTGAGACCCTTCTCCTGTCCAGTCCGTGAAGATAACCTCTTCCAGATGCCACGCTAACTCTCTCTCGTAATGCTCTAAGAGATGGCGTGTTTGAGAGGAACTTCTCCTTAAGTCGTTTACCATCTCTAGCAGTTCCTCCAACGATACTTCCGATTTTTGCATCTCCTGCTCCATAGAGGAACGCATAGATGAAAGTCTTTGCTTGACTTCGTGTGTCAACACCACTAGCAAGTTGGTTTGCTGTATGAATGTCTCCATTGAGTATTTCATTAGTGTACTCCTTGTCATTCATGTAATGTGCGAGCATACGTAACTCTAGTCCTGATGCGTCCATACCTACAATCTTGTAACCTTTAGGTGATGTCCAACAAGCACGACACTCTGTGCCATACTCCGCACCTACGCTAGGTACTTGCGCCATGTTAGGACTAGAGTGTGTCATACGTCCCGTCACTGCACCATTAGAGTTTACATACCCATGCACCCGACCATCGTCCTCTACAGCATCAAGCCATGATTGTATCTGGGCAATACGCTTCTGAACCATTAGGTACTCAGCAATCATAGATGCCTCAGGTATATCTTTGACTTTTGCAAGCACAGACTCATCAACAATAGCCTGTCCTTTATCTGTAAACTTCTCTGGTTTCCAACCAAAGTACTTGAGGTAACGTCCTATCTGCTGACGTGAACCTAAGTTAAACTCTGGGTAATCTATCCGCGAGAACGTCTGTACATAATCCCGCCACTGCTCTCCTGCAAATTTAAGACCGACCACAGATAGTTCGCCACTTTTCTTATACTTCGGGGTGACTTGTTTAACATATGTAGGTAGCGGTATGAATTTCTCATGTACCATCTCTTCAAGTTCATATTTCTTCTCCTTTAATTGTGCCAATAGAATGAAGGCGTGTTCTTGGTCTAGCAACCACCCTGTTTCTGTTTGGCTAGTAATAATATTCTGTACGCTGTGTTCAAGGTCAATGCTTTCGCTTCCAAAGTTAGCCAGTACGCCCTGTAACGAGTCGTACACTTTGCAATTAACGCGCACGTCTTGCTTACAATACTCCACCATGTCTTGCGAATACGTAGTCCAATCATTGTGTTCTCCTTTTTCAAACCCTAGTCTTTGTCCCCAGTTATCTAAACTGTGACCACCTTCCCGTGATGGGTCAGTGAGTCGAGACAGAACCAGAGTGTCTGTTATTTTACAACTGCTAAAGTCTGTGCCGAGTAGTCGTTCCAACACTGGTACATCGTAACCAATGATGTTGTGACCGATTACCTCAGCGTCTTTGATATAGGCATTGAAGTCCTGCAACGTATCACCTGAGAATACTTTTAACTCACGGTCTGATAGGTCGCAAGCAACGATTACCCAAACCTTAGTAGGCTTTAGACCGTTGGCTTCTATATCAAATACAACCTTTCTCACTTAGAACTCCTGCTTGTCGTCCGCTACAGGGCATGATGTTTCAATCATACGACCTGTGTCTTTGTCATAGTACAGGTAACAAGCCGCGCCCGTTAGTCCTGCATATCTGTTCTTGAGTACCCTGACTGTGGTGGTGTTACGCACCTGTGCATCAGCATTCTGTTGGTCACGTTCCAAACCAATGACCATATCAGATAGTTGTGCAATCGCGGCAGAGCCACGTAGTTCAGCCAAGCTAATCTGTCCACCATCTTCGTGTGCTTTACCCGATGGTCTGCGTAGGTGTGACACTAAGAACAATCCAACACCTGTCTCCTGAACCAACTGTCGTAGCTTGGTCATAATACTGTCGATGGCTTTACGTTCGTCACCGTTCTCTTGGTCACTGACTACGATACTCAAGTGGTCAAGAATAATCCATTTACAATCAAGACCTTTCGCCATATACCTAATGCGACTTAGTAAGTTATCCTCATTGGTTGAACCCCAATGGTCAAACATAAAGATACGTCCTGTACCCAAAGTCCTGTCCC